TCACAGATGTTTATGGGTGAGCTAGATAAGTATGTACGGCTCAAGCATGACAAAGATCTTATGACTGTTCTTAAAGAAGGTGATATTGATCTTATTGATAATGACGTTATTGGTGGTGCTCTGGATCAAACACTACGATCAGTTTTCTCTAAAGATTACACAGCGCAGGAAAACTTCTTAGGTTTAGCGGCAGGGCAAATTGAGAAGCTTTCTAACATCCCTGTAGTAGGTACTATCCTACCCTTTGGGCGATTCTTTAATAACGTTATAGCTACAGGCTATCAGTGGTCAGCAGGTGGAGCCATTGATATGGCAAGCGCTCTGGTACGTGGTGCCGCTAAGAAGGGCGAAGACGTAGACATGCTCAAGCCCGCAGAAGCGTTTTCTAGAACGCTGGTTGCATACTCTACTGTAGGTCTAGCTATAGCTTATGATGAAGAGCGTAGAAAGAAAGGCTTAGGCGTTTACGAAGTTGAGTCAGGCGCAGGTAATGTAATTGACATGAAGAGCCAATTCCCGGCTTCTATGTTTCTACTGGCTGGGCGTATACTTGGTATCAGAAAAGACGGAGACGTTGTACCATCAGAGTTAGTTACAGAATTAGGTAAGCAGATGGCAGTAGGTCAGTTTGCTTCTGATGCACAGTTTGGTAATGATCTTAACTCTATTGTAGACTTCTTCCTTAACATGGAAGGTGATGTAGATTACTTGAAGGCTGGGTTTGGATCAGGGATAACTAAAGCCGGTGGTAATTACTTATCGGGTTACACCCGCCCACTAGACACACTAAACAAACTTGTAGGCTTTGCAACTGAAACAGACACAGCTAAAGATGTACGTCAGTCTCAGGGTATAGATACGCTGTCACAGTCTTCGCTTAAATATGTTGATAACTTAGCAGAAGTATTTATTGATGCCATTGATACTGCTAAAGGCGATCTCAACGATAAAACAAAGAATACCCTTACAGGTGAAGAGCTACGTGTAGGTATACGTGAAGGTGAGGTCTATGACCCCAACCCGCTCGCTAAAGTTTTAGGTGTGACTATTAAGCAAACTCGTACTGCAGCAGAAGAGTTATACTCTGTGGCTGAGATGGCACCTTGGACTGCAGGGGAGAGATCTGAGATTGCTGGGTACGATAAGGTCTTTAACAAAGTATTTGCACCTCTATTAGAGAGGGAGTCAAAAATGTTGTTAGCTGATCCTAAGTTTAAGAGGGCTAACTTACAGCAAAGACGTACTATGGTATCTGACAGGCTGACTAAGGTACGTGCAGATGTAAAATCTTACTTAGAGGCAAGCTCAGACTCTGATACCATCATCCAGAGTTTACGCAGGAAAGCATCAGCTACTGGCAATAGAAACTCTAAAGCAGAAGCAAAGAGGTTTATGAAGAACAAGGGAGCTACAACAAATATCAGAGACATGAATTACAATGAATTGTACATGTATCTAAACTACCTAGACTACCACGATCAAGTCTACAAAGAATAGCAGAGGGGGCGCACTAAGCGCCCCTTTCTTTATTTAATACCATACTTTTCAGCAGCGAGCTTAGCCCACATCTGTGACTCAGTAAGTCGCTCTAAAGCGTTCTCCTTTTCATCACAGTTTTGTAGGTTTCTATTGTAGTGCACTTCTAAGCCTGTTGCCTGTGTTATTAGATCGGCCTTAAAAAGATTAGTCTTTGTGTCCATGTATGCCTTGGCTTCTCGTTCTAGTTTCACGGGTATTCCTTATGTACTTTCTGGTACTTGAAAGCAGTAGTATTTCACATCAGAAGAAGGTGAAGGTTTAGTCCTAATTAATCTTTCTTTAATTGGCTCAGCAAACTGATTACACTCTTTGTAGCTATTAAAAAATACATCGTGAGCTTGTAGCTTATAAGCTGCCTCATGGAACATTATTAGGACTAAAATATACATTAGAACCAGCCTTTAACTTGATCAACAAGTGCAGGGCCATACTCTGCAGTAAGAGCAACAACTTCACCGACAGCAACCATACCAATAGTTGCAACTGCCATAAATTCAAAACCTGTCATGTCATTCTCCTTTCAAGAGTTTTTTCAGGTCTGTGTAACCACCTATGTGATTACCTTCTATATCCCATATTTGGGGTACAGTCTTTATACCTGACTTCTTAAATAAGTCAAGTAACCACTTGGAGTCATTGAGAGAGTAGTACTGAGCAGAAAGGCCGCTATCTCTCAACAACCCCATAGCTTTGGAGCAGTGAGGGCAGTCAAGCCGCCCCACTAATGTGTATACACTCATGTCAGATCTACCAACTCACAGGAATCTCCTGTACATGCCATAGTCTGACTACCTGCAGTATTGTCTTCGCTTTCGTACTCAGTAAGCTCTGACCAAGCAATGCTGATAGGCATCTTAGCTAAAAGCTCTTCGTACTCTTCCTTAGTACAATCCTGATAAGGCGCTTGCTGATACGTGTGATCTGTATGAGGTAAGAATGATACACCAGACATTTCATCAAAGTGCCTGTAAACAAATGCACCCACTTCCATCCATTCAGCATCCCGCACTGAGATTGTCACACTTGGCTTATGTTCACACCAATGTCGCTGATAAGTAAGCCACAACTCTAGCTGCTCAATGGCTGTCATATCATTACGTGTAACCGCATTATCAGGTGACTTTACAGGAAAACTAAACACTGTGGTTGTGTCACCCTTCATTACACAAGGCTCATTAGGGATGCCTTTGTCTTTCATAAACTGTGTTAGCGGATCTTTATTATCACCGCGCACAGTACGGATATAATAGGCACTGTGGCGAGCATGTATGCCACTGGCGCTATCCACCAATTGCGAGACGGTACCCGATGGTTTAATGCACGTAATTGCTGCAGATACAGGTATATTAAGCATACCAGCAAATTCAGCGTTAGTATTGACAGCCACACTACGTAGGTGCTCAAGAGTCTGCTCCAATCCTTGATTCTTAGGCGTCATTAGAGGGTTATCCATAACACCTGTAAGTGATACGCCAAGTAAGCGCTCTTCTTCTGTGTTCTTCTGCCATACTTTACGCAAGTAAGGAAACTTAGTATACGTAGACTGTACTGTGCCAAGAATAGTAGCCAGACGTACCTTACGTTCTAGGTCATCAATAGTATCTGTAGCACGTACAACAACTTCCGTTAAGTTACAGAATTGGTACGGGCGCAAGCTGATTTCAGAACAGGGGTTGCAACCAAACTCATGGTTAGGATCACGGCGTCCATGCTTAACTGCTAGATCGATACAAGCTTGACGGTTGAACACTCCACGCTCACCTGATTTAGATGCAACAAGGGCTGTCCACTCACGCATGAATGTCTCCATGTCAGGCTTCTCTGTGTACCCTACGCTGTTGTTAGCTAAGGCTCTCCACGGGGCTGTTTCCCACCACTGGCCTGACTTAGCGTGTCGCATACGGTCATCACTCAAGTTAGACAAACTAATCATAGCACTACGGCGTACACCACCAACTACAACAATCTGACCAATGAAGCACATAAGATCATGGCACTCAATGCTAGATAGCTTGCGTCCTTGTGCAGCCTTGAAGGTTGTGATAGCAAAGTTAAACAATTCAACTAGAGGCGCTGGGCCACTTGCTCTACCACCAAACGTCTTGAGCCTAGCACCTGCAGGGCGTACCAAACCAATATCCCACTGAGGGATTTCACCAGCCCAAAGGAGTGCCAACAATTGTCTGAAAGCTTTAGCCCAACCTTCCTTACTGTCCTTGACAACGATTGTAGTCTCACTATCGAAGAGTTGAGGTATTTCAGGGAGCTTGCTAACATACTGCCTCTCGACGCTGAAACCAACACCAGTACCGCACAAGAGGATGTACATAGCCTCATCGAAGGACTTAGGGTCATCTACGGGTAAGTAGCTACAGTTATAGCCAGCAGTATTGTCTCTGTCTAAAGCAGGGCCAGCAGTCATCAACGCTCGCATAGAGGGCATGATGTCTGTGCTAAGTATAGCAGACTCAATCTCTCTACAAATCTTAGGGTCTAGCAGTGAATTAACTACATTGATCATGTAGCGCTCTACTGTGTCTGTCCAAAACTCACGCCCGTAACCGTCATAGTATTTGGCATAACGTGATTTGTGAATAAATGTCTGATAGTCTGTTGGTAGTAGGTTGCTCATCTATTGTCTCCTGAACCCTTTAATTTTCCGCGCTGCTCTCTGTCATCCAGCTTTGCCATATTCATTTCCATAGTCTTCTTTAAGTTACCGCCAAAGATGTTTGATAATGCAACAACGTAGAACAACACATCCCCTAACTCTTTCAGTACATCTTCATCACTAAACTTTCCTTTGTCACGAAATAGTTTCTTTATCTTTTCCGCAACCTCTCCTGATTCTCCTACAAGACCCAAAGTGTTTTCTACTAATCGTTCTCGCCCCTTAGTAAAAACTTTATCTTCTACAAACTGGCTATAAAAACGTAGTGGGTCATTATCCCAATCAGGGCTGTTCTGAAACATGTCAAAGTAACCAAATGCTTCTAAGTCTGTCTCATTAATCATTGCCGCTCCTTAACTATTAAATTTCGTATTTTTACATCATCAACATCATACATAACATTTGTTATTAGGTCATAAACATCTTCCTGATGGTGCTCATCAGACGATGATAGAATGTTGTTTTCTTCCTCTACGTTTAACATAAACATAACACTAAATGTCTTGGTGTTCATTTGTGATTCTCTTTGTAGTTATCTATTAGCCAACCTAAGTATACCTGCGCCTTCTCTAAGTCTTCCAGACCATTCTTATACTCGTGACGCCAAACGTATTTCAATACATTACCAGCCATGTACGCACTTGTACCATCCATCTTACATGTCATAGCACGTATAGCTTCTATACACTCTATCCCAGCTTGATTATAGTGTACGGGTTTATTTACAGGATCTACCATTAAGCACTTCCTTGTGTTTTAGTGAACGCATTAAGTGTATATACGTTACCTTTCTTGCTGTAAACCTCTTCTTTTTCTGCATCTGATAACTCTTTTTCAGCAGCAGCATATTGCTCAGGAAATATATCTTTTAGCATTTCCTGTTTATATTCGACAAGCTCTTCCTCAAACTCAGGGTAATCTGCTAGAAAGGTTAAAGACGCTGCCATAGAAAGCGCAGCCTCAAAAGCTGCATGTGCTGCGGGCATAGGCGCATCTATGACCTCACCAAAGGCTAAACCTGTAGCTAACTCAAGTGTCCAATTACCCTCTTCATCCATAACAGGCTTTATAATAACAGCAACTTCATCATTTTTTACTTTGTAAGACATCACTTCTTCCTTTGTGTTTTTAGTGCCACTCTTTCAAGCTTACACCGTCTACCTTTTTCTTTTAGCCACTCTACAGGTATTAACCTGTGTGACCACAGAAAGCCATTTTTATCACACCAGTTATAATAGCGAGATTTGGCACCTTTATATAGCTTGGCATTAGCGTTACTAAATACAAAGCGTATGTCTAACTCTGGATGTTGCTCCTTTATTGCTAGATGCTTACGTCTATCTTCGTTGTCAAAGATACCTTTAGTTTCAATAAAGATACCATTGTCTAACTCAAAGTCAGGTGTGTATGTCCGATAGCGTAGGTCTTCCCATTCTATCTTTATCTTTTCATACAACACCTTCTTTTGGTTTACCTTTAGAAATGCAGCGGCCTCTCTTTCAAGGCCACTACGATACCTTCTGGTATTATGTTTTTTAGGCATCAATGTAATCTACCATTTTTGGATTCTTAGCTTTTGATGATCTAGCAGGTTCTGTACTCAGGTTGGGCCAGCACTTATGTTTAAATGCACAAAAACCACACTCAGTACCTAACTTCTTATGCCCTGTCTTCTTCTTGTAGAATGTTTCTTCAATTGGCTCAAAGCAACGCTCGAAAGGCTGGTCTTGATCTATATAATCAACCGTATCTTGGATATCATCTAGCACAGATTGTTTGTCTACCTCAGAGGCTGAGACATACTTAAACTCACCGTTAGCTTTATTGATAACCCACCAGCCGCCAACACCTTTACCTGCACCCTCTGCGTACCCTACAAGCTGTGGGATGTAACCAAAGCTATCACCACTCTCTAGTGCATCAAATGAAGCAAACTTGTTTTGGTATGACCAAGGAGAGGCAGACTTTACATCGTCAATCTTACCGTCCAACTCCATGTCATACTCACCGTTTATCTCTTGACCGTGAGGTAGCTTTAGTGTGACTTTATCATTGTCCTTAAAGTCTATACCTGCAGAACGCATGACGCCCTTAAATACAGCTTCAACAATGTCACCTAAGATCATGTTCATCAAGAAGTGTGGTGGAAAAGGGGTCTTATCCTTTGGGTCATTCTTTTCATACCACAACTGACACTTAGGCTTACCAAGATTGGACATACGCATACGAAACTCGTCACGCGGCCCACTAGCAAACTGCTTTAGCATAGCAGCCTCAACATCAGAGGCGACTTTAGAAGCCACCTCTTTTGACATTGATGCCTCACCTGCCATAGCCTTCTGTAAGTAAGAGAAGATTGCTAATTCAGCAGGGTGTTCCATTACTCTTCCACTTCTACGATTGAAGCTACAATCTCTTTGTCGGCGTGTGAC